GTTTTGAAAGAAGTAACGCACCAAATACTGGTAATTGGATAATGACAAGCTGTGCATTAAATCAAACAAGCGTAGATAACATTTTGGTACAATTAGCTAAATTAGACGGAACCAATGGAACAACTCTATTAAGTAATAGAACAATTACTATAACTGGTACAAGTAGTGCGCCTTCTGCAACTGGTAATGCGGCAAAAGCTACATTAGTTGCAAGAGGCTGTACAGTAACAACTAATTAAAATACATGTATTGGAAAACAATATACTGAAAATATAGCAGTAAAATTTAAAGTAGATATCAAAGCATCACAAAATGGGAACACCTAATCAACAAATAGGATGGAGCCAAGAGGCTAAGTTGTTACAGCAGATTTCTAAACAGCTGGATAAACTTATTAAAGTTACAGCTGCTGCTGGTACAACAACTACAACCACTACATCTCCATAAGATATTTTAAAACCAACTCAACTACATATGAAGGATTTGAAATTTATAGCTTGCCAGCCAGATGATACGTATTACACATGGCAAGTGCATCTATGGCTAGAAAACCTGAGAAAGCTGGGACACTCTGACAAGGCTATTGTGCTTGTCTTTATTCCTAGCTTTAGAGACAAGAACACAAAATGGGAGCAGGTTGTGGAGCTATATCCAGAGGCTGAGTTCCATTTCTACAAGGATGTAGATGATGTCAGCAAGCTCTTGGGAGTGTACATTCCCATCCTCAGACCCTATGTCCTATCCAAGTATTTCACAGAACATCCTGAAATGAAGGATAAAGCAGTGTTCTATTGTGACTGCGACATCCTGTTTACAGAGAAATTTGATGTAACCAAGTTTCTTGATGATGATGTAAACTACCTGTCTGATACAAATAGCTACATCAATGCTAGCTACTTTGACAGCAAGGTGAAAGATGTTCTCCCAGAAAAGCTGGAAGAATACAAAAAGATAGATGTTCTGGATGATGTAAGCAAACTGGTTGGTGTAAACAGAGCAATCTGTGAGAAATACAACGACCATTCTGGAGGTGCACAATACCTCTTGAAGAACATAGATGCTAAGTTCTGGCAAGACGTAATGTCTGCCTGCATAAACATCCGTGTTCATTTGATGAATGTCAACAGAACGTATTTTGAGAATGAGAACAAGGGAATACAAAGCTGGTGCGCAGATATGTGGGCTGTGCTTTGGAACTTGTGGGCTAGAGAACAAGAGACAAGGGTGGTTCCTGAGATGAGCTTTGCTTGGTCTCCAGACCCCATAACAAAGCTAGAAACCCACACGATTCTTCATAATGCAGGAATTACAGGACCTTTCATGGGAGATGTTCCATATTTCTACAAGGGAGCATATCACCTAGGAAAAGATCCTTTCAAAGACCCTCACCTCCATGTTGTATTCCATCATGAGGAGAGTAAGAAAAGATGTACACATTTTTATGTAACAGAGCTATTGGCTCTAAAAGAAAAATATAACCTCAACTATTAACCATTAAAAATTTAAAAATGGGAAGCAACAAAAAAGATTTAAGAGCTTATGTCCGCTTTGATGGAAGCGGAAGAGTGGTTGCAGGTAGCTTGGTCCTCAGACGCAAGAAACCTAAGGTGGGTAAATGGATGGAAATCCAAACCTACGAATGCTGTGATGAAATCACTACAACCAGTAGTACAACAACTCCATTCATTGGCTAAAAATTAATTCAAAATGGCAACAAATAAAAAAGATCTGAAAGCCTTTGTACGTTATGATGGTACAGGCAGAGTTGTGTCTAGCAGTGTAATTCTAGCTAGAACAAAGCCCAAAGTGGGCAACTGGAAAGAAATCCAGACGTATGAATGTTGTGGTCCTGTTGTAGGAGATTTCCTTCTCCTGGAAAGTTCTACACCAGAAGACAATCAATACATTCTTCAAGAAGACGGAAGTCGCATAATCCTTTAAACCCTTTAAAAATTATAAAAATGTCAGACAAAAAAATCTCACAACTCACTGGTGCAACCACCCCTCTAACAGGGACTGAAGAGTTGGCAATCGTTCAGGGTGGATCTACAGTTAAGGCTACAGCACAAGATGTAGCTGATTTGGCTGGGGCGCCCTATTTGGTATATACTGCCCTCCTTTCACAATCAGGAACAAGCGCACCCGTTGCTACCGTATTGCATAATACTTTGGGTTTTGTGCCGACTTGGGGCTATACCAGTGTTGGTTCGTATGCAAGTGTTAATTCTGGTTTTACAGCCAATACGGTAATTTTTATGGGGCAATTCTATGCTGATCCTGATCCTAGTTTAACGGCTGTAACATTTACTAGTTCAAGAACCCCTTCGTCAGGCGGTACAGTAAATGTTCAGTCAAGAAGTAATGGTACTTTAGATAATAATCTTCTTTACGAAACAGCTATTGAAATTCGTGTTTATCCATAAATGATATTCAAAATTTTGGGGGGAGCTAGGATTGTGACCCTATGGGACACATGATAGCAACCCTCTGGGATGCTGGATTAGCACCCCCAAAATTTAACTCTTTTAAAATGGCAGACAAAAAAATATCCCAACTTACGGCAGCTGGGCCTCTTACGGGAGCAGAGGTGTTACCTATTGTTCAAAATGGTAACACGGTGAAGGTTAGTGCGCAAGATGTAGCTAATACAGCTGTGTCATTGAGCTTTAATTGGAGTATTCCTGATAGAATTTATTCTGCTAGAATTGATGGAACGTATAAACCCCTTCAAATTATATTCAATAATTTAGTGTTAGAGCCAGGTGTAACATACACCCTCTTGATTGATAGATGGAGGTTCAATGAACTTAAAAATAATAAAGTAGCTCCTCCTGTATTTAGAGAATCAAGGTTTTATCATGAAGCTGATGCTCTTGCTCAAGGTAGGCAGAATGAGATAGTCATTACATCTACTACACAACTATTTGATTTTAATCAGGATTTTTACTTTACACCGCATCCAGGAAGCTTTCCAAATGCAACTGGACAATGTAAAAGAGGTCTTGGCCCAAATGGGGGTTCTGCAATATTAAAACTTGGATTTAGAATAAAAATTGATCATCCCACCAAAGGAGTGTCTGAAACCCCCATCTTGGGAAGTATCGTTATGATTGGTAGTAACGATGGTAATGCTGATGCAAGAGCTATATCATACAGAAATATTTAATATTTAAACAATGAAACGAATTGTAAAACTAAAAGTAAATAACTGGTCCAATATATCTTGAAATTCGTGTATACCCATAAAACCTAAATAATGGCAATTAAATCCCTGTTCCCTGAGGAGATGATGAAGTCTTCTGGAGGTGAGTTAAGTCTTGATTCAATCAAGGCTAAGTTAAATCATTTTGAACTTCAGGTTCATGAACTCCATTGGCAGACATTTGGTCTAGGAGAACATGAGGCTCTTGGAGATCTGTACAACACTATTTTTTCTATGAAGGATGAAATTGTAGAGAAAATAATGGGGTATACAGGAACTCGAACCAAAGCTATGCCTGTAGATCCTATCAAGAACTACACTCCAGGACTTTCTAATCAAGTGGTTGTTGAGCTTATTTCTTTTGCAAAACAGCTTGAAAACTTTGGTGCAAGCAGCAACATGCCTGATATTGAGAACATTGCACAATCTCTATCTGGAGAAGCAGCGAAAATTAAATATAGACTAACTTTGTCATAATGTTGACCGAGCAGGAGTTTTTTGCACAGAGAGAAGAGCGTCTTAAGATTCTCAAAAACTGTGGCATATATGTCATACGCAATCTTGTAAATGATAACATTTACATTGGTAGTAGTGTAAATGTTAAAAAAAGATTCTGTCAGCACAGAAATAGTCTAAGAAAAAACAAGCATCACAATAAGCATTTACAGAGATCTTGGAACAAGTATGGGGAGGAGAATTTTGAGTTTGTTGTAATTGAGCACCACAGCTATCCAGAAAAGATTTTAGGAAGAGAGAATAAGTGTATACTCTTATATAATCCTGAATACAATAGCGTAAGGGTTAATGAAGAAGGTAGATTTGTTCTTTCAGAAGAAACTAAAAAGAGGATATCAGAATCAAACAAGGGGAAGCCTCATGGAGTAAAGGGGCAAAAACCTTCTGAACAAACACGAGTAGCGATAGTAGAATCAAATAAAAAAAGAACTGGAAAGAATAATCCAAACTCAAAAAAGGTAATTAATATAATTACAAATGAGATATTTGATTGTGCTAGGGAAGCTGCTCAGAGTATCGGAATTCCTAAAGGTACGCTTTTATCCAAGTTGATAGGAAACAGAAGAAATAACACCCCATTAAGATATTTGTGATGCAAATAAATAAGAAGTTTTTCCCTGAGGTGATGCAAGATAACGAACTAGCTTATTTTGCACACCTTGAGGGGATACTTAGTTCTGTTGATGAGCTCTCATCCTTGGAGATCACAAGGAACCCCCACTCCTACCATTTCAGGCTAGCTCCTAGTCTACCTAAATATACAGAGCTGCTTTTAGAGGAGATCCTGAAGTTCCATAACATGCTCCAAATCAGGCTGATACTATCCAAGAGCATCAAAACCTCAGCTGTAATCAACTTTGAAATAAATTTGGATAATTAGAATTTTTTCCCTTATCTTTGTTATTAAAACCAAAAATTACAATAATGGCAAACAAAATCACTTACGATCCTAACAAGAAGTACACATGGGGACCTGATGATAGTTTCATCCTCTCTGGGGCAGAGTTTGGACTTGTACTTAACACCTTAAGAGCTGTCCTCAGCACAGAGGAAGCTGCTCGCATTCTGTTAGCTGCTAGAGCTAATGAAATTATTGAAGGTACGCTCGGTAGAGCTGTAGAGGATGGTATTGCTAAAGAAGTTCCTGACAATTCTCAGGACGCAAATCTGTAAAAATGAAAATCAAAAAAGCAAGAAATGGAGAGGCAACACAACAGCCTCCCAAGAAAAAGAATCCATATCTGATTGATCAGTATGGAGATACCCTTCGTGTAGGTACTAAGAAGTATGCTGCTGAAGAGAAGCGTAGAAAAGACTATGGTGATTGGCTTATGAAAGAGTCACCAAAAGCTGCTCCTAAGAAGAAAATGAAGACTGGTGGTAAACTAACTACAGCTAAGGGTGGCAAGCAGATGCTCAAAAGAGCTGATGGTTCCACTTCTCAAAGAGGTTTGTGGGATAACATTCGTGCTGCAGCTAAGAAGAATAAAGCTGCTGGCAAGCCTGGTAAGAAGCCCACAGCTGCCATGCTTAAACAAGAGAAGAAGATTAAAGCTAAATCTAAATAATAATGGCAAAGATTACTAAAGCAAAAGGTGGAAGTTTAGTGGGTCTCACTGCTTCCAACAAGCGTGTAGGACCTGTTGATCCTAAAGGTGCTTGGACAAAAGTTCAAAAGAAAACACTAGCTGGATCAAAAGGAAAAGCTCCCCTTACAGAAGATAAGGAGCTGGGTGCTACTAAAATGACTGCTAAGAAAGGTGCAAATGTAGCTAAGGGTGGTAAATGGATTCAGAAAGCTATCAAGAAGCCTGGAGCTCTGCGTCAGTCTCTTGGTGTTAAGAAAGGAGAAACCATCCCTGCTGGTAAG